ATTCTTCTTCGCATTTGAATGATGTTTCTTTTTTATCGAAGAGAATCATTTACATGCATGGAGAGTATTTCCCCTATAGGGCTTCTATTGAAACTTTTTCACGACTCTTGAATCCTGAGGAAATGCATCCTTCTTACAATGAAGTTCCACAACATCGGAGGACTGCTGAAAGACTTCTTGGTCATTTAATCGACAATTTTTATAATGTTGAGGTTCGAGAAACTATCTATAAGATGCTTCGTTATCTAAAGAACAAATATCACATCAATGAGGTTGAATTCGACCCATCAAAGTATCAGTCAACGATGTTCAGATTCATGGACGTTAAACGGCTTGCTGGTGTGATTCCAATTGTTCCTGATGAATCTTTCATTCGTGAGCTTTATGGTGTTCACGGCCATGGCTTATCCATGTATTGGCCAAGCCTTGCTCCTGACATCGTTTATGATCCAAACAAGTTGGCTAAAAGTCTTTCTCTTTTTGAGAGTGCCTTGAATTATTATGATGAGGTTAAAGCTGCTTTCCGTATGCTATCTCGTAAGGGCAGGATTCGTGTGAGAAATCTCACATCACCCTATGCTTCAATTTCTGGAGTTAAGGGCACTCATGCTGCTAGGTTTGAGTGGGCCATGCATTATTTTGGTTTGAATTCATTGTACCAAGGTAAATCTGTCAAGTTCCTTGACATTGGTTCACATCCTGGTGCTGTTGCCAGATCTATGTTGAAATTCATCAAAGCCTTCATTACATGTATCACAAAGATTCCAGACCATGATATCAATAATCCTATGCCATATGTGTTGCTTCAAGACAGGCTCAAAGTCATTTTTGGTGACATTGATGATCAGGACCTCGGAGATCAACATTTTGATTTGATTCATGATGATTTAGATCTTGTAGACAAGAAATTGAGGCCAAGTGGCACTAACATCGCTCAGTCAAAGTCTTGTCTCGACAGATTCATCAAGTTTTGTGGTAACACTGATCGCGCTTTGATGACTGTACATGATCTTGATGTTGACACCATTGAAAAGATGTATGAATGTTATTCCGCTTATGGTTCTATCGATATTCACAGATCTAGGTTTTCAAATCCTTGGAGACCTGAATACATGGTTTTGTTTACCAAGACAAAAAACAGTAGGATGAAGAAGAAGAAATTTCTTCATTCTATGTACCATTATTTCAATGCACAGACATCTTTCTTGATCCAATGGAATCAGGTTCTTCATAAGAACGTGATGAACGCCTTTCATGAAGGTGTTGTTGAGAGAAATCCTCTTCAGTCAGATGATGCTTATAAGGCTGAGAGCGTAAAATGGGTTTTATAATTCCATATTCTTTTGTGGCTAGTCTTGCCTTCGGGACGTTGTTAGGGACTTTCATTGCGGTTGCCTACCGTGTTTATTATTTGTTTATCCATTTATTATTTATTACTAATACTCTTAGTTTGCATCTCTGGATGAACATCTTGTTCATTTGAGTTTGTTGATCATTTTGACAGAGCGTATATGATCCAATGAATGCTTAAGCTTGGACATTATTTGTGTGCG